TTGCCCTGTTACAATATCCATTACTCTTCCTCTACTTCAGTGGGTAAAGGCTTCTTTCCTTTTGATGGTTTTTTCTTTGGCATTGGAGGCTCTGGTTCTTCCATTCCTGGTTCTTCCATTCCTGGTTCTTCCATTCCTGGTTCTTCCATTTCTGGTTCTTGTTCTTCACCTTGATCCATACCTAATTCAGCAGCTAAATCAGCCACCATGTTTTCTAAATCAGCTAAATCCGAAACAACTTCACCTTGAGGTTGTTGTTGTGGAATTTCAGCAGGTTCACCTTCTGCTGCCTCTGGACCTTCTGGAGGTGGAGGCATTCCTTGACCACCTTGTGGAGGCATTCCTTGACCACCTTGTGGAGGCATTCCTTGACCACCTTGTGGAGGCATTCCAGCCTCAGGAGGCATATCTTCTTCTGAAGGTTGTTCTTGTTCCATGTTTTCGTCACTTGGATATTGTTGATCTGCAACTTTTTGCTTAAGCATCATAATCAATTCTTGAATATCCAATAGGTCTTTAGAAACTCTTTTAAAGTTTACTTTAGGTAAGTCTCCATCCATAGCTTCTTCAAGAATTGAATCATATCCAACAGAAACAAATGTTTCCATTAAATAATCATTTACATCAATACACTCAACTCCAGACTTTGTTTTTAAACAAATTGCCATTTCTGATAAAACTTCTTTAAGAACAGAACCCTTTGGAGCTAAACGAGAAAGCGTTTCAAAAATAACAACTTGAGTATTTGCCAAGCTTTTAAATGAAGCAGGTTCTTGTAGATTCATGATATCAACACCGTATCTTTCATTCATGGTATTGATTAGTAAATCTTTTACTTCTTTCTTATATTCAAAAATTCTTGAAGCAAATTGTTGAATATCTTTTTCAGATACTCCAATTCCATCCGCTTGAGCTAAACAATTAGAAAATGTGTTAAATAGAGTTTTCTTAGAAGCTAAAGCAATATATGGTACTTCTTTTATGGCTTCAGACAAAGCATTAACTACGTTTTCATCACTTTCAAAAATCATTCCCGCTAGTCTTCTTACATGAGTATTATTAGCCCAAACAGTTTCAAAATTCTTCTTCGATTCAATTAGCTCTTTCTTAACTAATTCTTGTCTGCAAATCATTTCATATATTGAAGTATTTATACCTTCTTCTACTGTATATTTTTTATTTTGTTCTAATTCTTCTAAAGTTAATTTAGGGAGATTGAAAGCATTAGAAACTGTATTAGATAAGTTTACTGCATTTCTAATTTCTGGAACAGATATAATTTTATTTAAATTCTTCTTAAGGAATGTCTGTAGTTGAGGAGTTATTTCTAATAGATTTGAAAACTCAGCGGATTCTATTATTTTTTCAATAGAAGATAATTTTTTGCTCTGCTCATGAAGTTTTTTCTGAACTGATGATAATTTTAGTCTATTCTCCCATAAAGATAATACATCATCAAATGACGTATCCGCAGATCCATATTCACCATAATGAATGTTTTCTACTAATGAGTGGATCTTTCCAGATACAAACTTATCAAATTGAGCCTCGTCTTCAAATATAGAGGAGTCTTGAACTTTGATATTATTTAAGGTTATATCCCCTTTAGTATTATATTTACCGCTAATAACCTTACCACTTTCAGTAAGATATGAAACCTCAGAGGTCATGCTGTCTATTGAAAATAGGCTAACATTCTCACGAATGGAACGTCCTATGCAATCACCTAATTTTACTAGGTGTGTTATTGTTTTGTTTCTTTCCTCAAATATATTTGAAAACATTTAATTCTCCCTATAGTAGTTACTACTACTTATATATTATCCTTTTCTATAATTAAGTTAGTTCTTTGCTTTTGTTTTTCTAAAATTCTTTCCAATACTAATTTAGTCTTATCATCTAAATCTGTATTTAATAGATAATCAAAAGCGTGTTCTTTTTGTTCGTTAGCTGTGGGTGGTACATTTTCTGCACCTTCTTGACCCCCAGCCTCCATTGGACCAGGACCAGCCCCAGGAGGTTGTGCAGCAGCCTGTTGTTCCTGCTGCATAGCCATTTCTTCTTGTTGCTGTTCTTTGATTTCTTTTTTAACTCTCTCAATCTCTGCATCAGTCATGTCGTAAAATTCTCTATAAATCTGATCTTTAGAGAACAGTTGTAGACCTTGCACTGCCTGAACAACTCTTGTCTTTTGTTCATCAATATCAAGCTTTCTTTTAGCTGACATATCAGATGGTTCAGGAAGTTTTATTCTTACTTTTTTAATAGCAGACGCAGGATATCCTTTTAACTGTAAGTGACGCTTGGCTAGATTTTCTATACCAGTTTCTACGTCAATTTGAATACGTTGAACGGTTCTAGCAAACTTAACATCAAGCTGTGATAAGTTAGCTTTGCGTTCTGGAGACTGTTCTTTCTCTACAATATAATCTTTTGGAATCTTAAGAGCAGCTAATAGCTTGTCTCTATAGTATTTTACGTCTTCAATCTCTCCAAGATTCTGCGCTCCAGGAAGTGTATCAATCTTTGTGCCCTTACCATTCTTTGTTGGAACAAAGTAATCTTCATCCATAGTCATAGGGTTGAAGCGAGCGTCAACAGTGCCTTTGGGACTATTGTAGAATCTTTCTTTCTTAAATTTATGCTTTAGACGCTCAATAAACATCTCAGCTTTGCTAGTAGGAAGATTACCTGTATCAACATAGAATATTCTACGCTCGGGTGCTCTAGATAGGCGATAAATCATCATAGCCTCTTCCATCATCTTTAGAGATCTAAAGACTCTATGACACATGGCAGCAATTGATTTACCATAAGGATAAAAAATTGGATCGGATGTATGCAATCTAAAATGAACAATCTGATGCTTATCTAATTCAATATATCTTATTGGTTTTGACGAATTAGCCTGAGTCATTTCAGCATACTGAATAGTTTGCATATCAGGGACTTCTTGTAAGAACTTTTTTAAGTATCCAAACTCGTTTTCTACTCTAAGAATCCAGTTAGGATTTAAAATCTTAATCTTTTTAACACCTTCACCTGGCTTGTTTACATCAACAATAAGTTCTACAAAGCAATCACCATACTTAACAGTATTTCTTGCAATATCCCAAATAAGTTTATCTAGATTAATATCTTGGAAGAATCTTTCTACTTCTTCTACAATCATATCATTATCAGACTTAATTGTCCATCGCTCAGATCTGCTACCACGCTGAGTTGTGTCATCTGCATAAATATCAAAAGCAGCACCAACTTCTGGGTACTCATCCATCTCTTCGTAATCTTTATATCTGCGTCTTCGATTAAGCTCTAGTTCAGGTAGAATAGGTGTCGTTGACACTCCACCTAGAGCGGGCGCATTATCAGTATTTGTATCTTTAATTACCTGAGTGGTTAAAATAGTATCACCTGTTTGAGGTAATACCGTACCCTTATCTATTGCTTGCTGTACAGGTAATTGAGCTTTGGTTGCAAAGAACTTAGCAAAAAATCTACCTATTGGACCTGTAGGAACATAATACGAACCAGCACGGTTTTCAGAACCTCCGAAGGTTGTATAACCGCTCTCATTAATTTGATCGTTCTTTACTTCATCAGCCATTTATAATCTTCCTCAGACATTGGAGATATTACAGGTTTTCCGGTTGCTGGATTCATATGGATTTTATTACCAAAACTTGGCATAGGAGGTTTTTCCTCACTATCCCCTCTAGTTAAAAATTCCATTGGAGTATTTTCCAGTATGCGTTTATAAGCGTGTACCGCTAAAGCAAGGCTCATGATAAGATCATCGTGGTGATTTTTTTCAGCCTCTACCCTACCAGTCTCAGTTATAATAAAGGTCATTAGTTCGCTGCAAGTTCGTTCAGAGTTAATTTTTACTAAGTTAGTCCTTATGGCTTCTTCCATTTCGGCTAAGATTGTTTCCCTGTTCTTTGCAGTAACCAAGAAACCTATCTCATCCTTATCGTCGCACCAAAGGTTTTCGTATTCAAAGTTATTATAGATCCAGTCAATTAAGTTGTTGCCAATTGTATTTCTTTCGCATACTATACTGGCAACATTATATAGCATACCTTCATTTACTAAAATTTTAGCAAAATCGTTAATTGATGTTCTATTTGAATAAAATTCAGCAACCTGTTGACCATTGTACAAGTTAAATATATGAAAAGCTGAATAGTCTCTATCTCGACCCAAAGAGGTATCACAAGCTATTAAATAATTATAATGAGGTTGAGGATCTTGCCAAACTCGCATTCGGTTATTATATTTGGTATAGTAATCGTCGCTAACATTTTCCTGAATATTCTTAAGAACTTCACCTTCAATGTAAGTATCGCCTGTACCTAGGAATGAACATTCATACTCCTGTAGCCACTGCTTATTAGGCATATTGGCTCGCGTAGTTTCTTCCCACTTATGAATGTCCAGACCCTTAGTTCGCATCTCTTCATAGAGATGTTCAAACTTAGGGTTATACTTGTATTCAGGATGTTCCTGCCAATTGATATCAATTGCATTGAAAGCATTATCTTTGTTTATAGCCTTCTGATACACTTCATGATACCAGTTGCCTATACCATTAACTGTAGAAAGAACAAAGGCTCGACCACCTGTTGAAATGATAGGAT